CGGTTGTCACTGTTGTTCCGCCAACAAAGTTCTGTTGGAATTGCAGTTGACCTGTGCTTGAGTTGATAAATTCACAACCAAGAAACACACCAGCGAAGCCGCCAGTAGGTTTAGCAGCGGTTGCAGCAGAGCGCTCGACAGTACCGTCGGATGCGCGAACTAGCAGATCACCGAAACCAATCGAAGTTGCATATGCACTAGCAATACGCATTTTACGAGTGGAACCGGCGAATACCTGACCACCAATCAGATTGATTGGCTTAAAGCCATAAGGCTTGTCAATAGTGGGGTAAGCCATGTTTAACTCCAAAAATTAAATTTAAGATCCTTTACCAAAACTAGTCGTAGACTTACCTTCTTTAAAAAGAGGCATACGAGCGTCGCTCTGGCGCATTAAATTACTGTCTACAGCTTCCGTTTGGGCTTGTGTTTGGCGGGCAAAGTGTGCCGTACGCTGTTCCACGAACTCAACTGGAGTCTTACAAAGCAGTAATCCACCGATCTCAATGTTGTCTTTAAAACGACTATTGGGATCGATTAGCAGTTGAAATTTAGGTTGCTCTTCAATTTTTACTGGCTCCCATCCCTCTCGAATTTTAGCCGAAAGATTACGGGGGTCAGCCTTGTCGAGCATGGAGACACGGATCCAACGGTATTTAAACCCAGCCTGTTGATCTGGCTCAGGCAACAACTCCGCGGGTGCCCACTGCTTGGGACGCTGTTGAGTTGTTCGGGTCTCTAAATCACGAGTAATACGGTTTTCAGCCATTTGAATTCTCCAATTCTGCTAACTTCTTAGCGTAAAGCTCAAGTGGGATACCTAACCGCTTGGCTACGTTTTGTTGGGTAAGCGACAACCGAATTTTTTTCGGTGCCGTTGAGCGTTGCGCCGGAGCAACAACGTTGTTTGGGCGGCTCTGCTTTTTACGTTGGGTACCCGCAGTATCTTCGAGGTCATCAAAGCGTTCGGGGAATGCCCGCCTTACAGCAGAGTCGATTTTAGTAAAATACTCATCGGTACGTGTGTACTCAGGCCCATACTCTCGTACTAGCTTGTTATGCACACCGTACGCATAACCTGTCATATCCTCATCACCGCGTCGCTCAAACCATGGATTCTTGCTTGCCCAATCGACACTGCGATCATCTACTGCGTTTTGTGCTGACTGTGTAGGACGTGATGCCTGAGTATACGCAGATTGTTCTGGTTCGCGCAAGGGGGTAGGCTTAAAATTATTTACCTGCTCCATTTCCATCTGCGCTGCCATCATCTCCTGCTGGGCGGATGTTGCGGCGTCGGTGTCACCAATATCTAGCGCGGACTTGAACTTAGCCTTGGCGTTGTCCATAGCGATCTGGGCTAAAGACTTAGATTTGTCGATATACGCGTTCTGACCTACGTGCACATACTCTTGCAGGCGTCGATTTTCCTCCGCTAGTACCTTTGCAGCACGTTCAAGCTCGACCTTTTCACGCGCAAGGGACTCAGCTTTACGCCGCTCGTCGTGGCTTTTGTGGGTCAGTTCCTTCATCCGTTTCTGGACTTTGGCACTGTACTCATTAAGCTCATCGTCAGTCGGATCCGCTACTTCCCGGTCAAGGGGTTTCCGGTTGCGGTCTTGTACAGGCGTGTCGTCAACAATCTCAATCTCGACATTTGTGCCGTCGGTCTCAAGATCAAGTTCAATTTGGTCTTTCTGGTCATCCCCGTCTTGCTCGTCGGGGAACTTAAATTCGTCGTATGTAGGCATTATTTACTCCTATTTGCGTCTGATACCGCGGGGGTCTTGAACAGTACCCTCAACAGTGTCATCGTTAATGAGTCGGAACTCGCGCCCATGAATAATCAACCTTGATCCTGAGTTTGGACGAACCAAGATGAAATCTCCCTGCTGACACCAAGGGCCAGATGGAAACTTATTCACGTCTTTATAGCAGTCAGGGCCCATGTCAACTACGAACAGAACCGTTGTAAGGATCTCTTCATTGCGAATGGTCTCGTCAGCTTTTAACAACCCACTTTCATATTCAGCTTCCTTTTCAGGGATAGCACACAGGATGTGGTAGCCAGAAGGTTTTGGGAGCTGTCTAGCCTTTTCCTCAGCCGTAGCCTCGGGTTGGTACATACCAACAACTTGTGGGTTGTCGGGGTTAGCGCCAATTAGTATTTCACTCATTGTCGTGGTCTTCCATTGTTTGCTTGAGGTCAAGCAAGTCTCGCTCTGCGTAGGCCAATCCCTCTATTACCCCGCAAAGTTTTTGGTACATACCAAAATCAGTACAGCGCCCTGTCGCAACATCGTCGGCTAGGGCGTTCATGCGTTCACGAATTTTTTTACGTAAAACGTCAAATGCATCCATTATCTAGAATCTCCTTTCATAGCGTCTCGCGCCATTTGCGCTTTAGTTTTTGCAACGTCCACACCGATGCGTAGACCTTCACGTTCTTGGTCAGCTTCCATCTTGCGTTGGTCGTTTTGAGCCTTAAGGCCAAGCTTTAATCCTTCACGTTCTTGGTCAGCTTTAAGCTTCTCACGGTCAAGTGCCAACCTGTCAGCTTGAGCTGCCGCGTCAATCATCATCTGCTTCTCTTTGATCTCGACTTCCTTGCTCTTGATCTGGAGTTCAGCTTGCTGCATCTGCACAATCGGATCTTGCTGCGTCTGTGCGTTCTGCTGAGCTTGCGCCTCGGCTTGGTTCTTACCTAAGAGCTGGCTTGCAGCTTGAGCGATGAGTCCAGACATCTGATACTCGATCTGACGTGGGAGTTCTGCATCGGGTTCTGGCAACGACACACCCAACTGCTGCTCGATCTTCTGGCGGTAAGCCATGGCAACGTGCTCGGTAATGTGAGCGCTTGCTGCTTGCATGAGCACCTGAGCTTGTGGGTTCTGCCCCATGACTTGTGCAATCTGCGGATCCTGCATAGCCGCCATGTGAGTGCGGATGTGCGCCTCGTGATCTTGGTACTGGAACGCCTTGACCGGCTTACCCATAAGAATGTTCATATTCTCAGATACTGGGTCGGTGGGCTTCTGGTCATCCTCTAGTGGCACAAGCTGATCTGCTTGCTTGATGTTTAACACTTCCAACATCTGGCGATGCAACTTAGGCAAGTTGTAAATCTGAGGTGCCATCTGTGCAAGCTGCATCACAGCCTGATACTGCACCACACGTTGTGCAAGGGTAGACGCGTTAGGGTCACTAACAGGAATAACTTCCACTAGGGCGTAATCGGCATTGCGGTCACGAGGTGAACCCTCAATCGGCTGGTAGCCGTATTCACGTCTAGCGTAGTCGCGAATGAGACGCGCAAGTAAGCGAAGCTCTTGCTTCATACTGAAGTGCATACGCGCCTGCACTGCCGACATCACTTTCAAATTACGTTCAATTAGCGCAAGCGTTGTGCCCACTGGGGCGTTTGCCGACATGTCACTAATCTTCATGTCAGGTGCTGCAGAAAACTTCTGTGCCTCGTCAGAGATAATCCCGCGCAGTGCAAGTAGCACTTGGCTTGGCTCTTTATATGGCAGTGGCATGATGTTATCGCGCAGTGTGCCTGAGCTCACATCAACATCTCTAAACTCTCCGGGAGAAATCGGTGTGTCGTCGCCCTTGATGCGCAAGCCGCGAGTCTTCATACCACCGGGCAAGTTAGCCAGCGTACCAGCGTCTACCAACTGGCGTGTTATGGATGTCGCGCTCTTGGCGCTGTTACCAATCAGGTGGATGAGGCCATAGCCGTATGAACCAAAGCCCGGCACATACTGGTAATGCACGAAGTACTGGCGCGGCATCTTAGGATCAAAGTCCTCGTCATCATCTTCCTCATGCAGAACTTTCGCGGGGAACGAGTCCTCACCATCTGGCTCCCAGTTACGGCGAACAGCCAGCACATCTCCCGTATCTTTAAGGATTGTCACGACATACGGCAGGGCGATTTCGGTCTTCTCACCCTTAGCATTCTTGATTCTAAACTGGGTAATATCAATCTCTACTTGCATCTCAAGTAAGAGCGGGCGGTCATCGTATGTGGCGCTAAACCCAGTCTCTTCGTCCTTAGCTTTCTGAATAGAATCAGGCTGCATAACCGGGCCATCTACGATGTCGATGTCTTCACGGTAGAACCCACTTTCTTGCAGCTTCAACAACTGATTGCGGGTCTTACGCATACGATGAGTAATACGCTCACACATACTAACTTCGCTTGTACCGTATGGCAAAATGACATCCTCTGCGGGCACAAACATAGACACCTGACGCCCAATGCTTGGGTCAAAATACACTTTCTTAAACGCAGATCCTGCAATTGGCAGGTTCCATAACATCTTCTCATGCTCTGAGCGGTACTCTTTCATCACCATCGTGAGCTCATAGTTCATGTCGTCCTGTACACGTTGTGCAGCATCCGTGTTCTCAGGAGTAATCTTACCGATGATCTGCGTCTTGACTGGGCCTGCGGCTGGAAATGTTTCCATAATCGCTTCGGCTTGGAAGCGCACTGCAGCTTCTGCAATCAGTGGTGAGTGCACACCACATGCTCCGGGCCAAGGCTCTGTGCGCTCCTCGTACTTTAGACCTAGTAACTTAATACCGTCTGTGTACGTCTGCTCCCAGTCTTTGCGTGAACCCACATCATTCTCGTAGTCCGCAAGTAAGTCAGAGGCCAGTTTAGAGAGATCCCCATCAGACATTAGCTCGGCTAAGTTTGCATCAAACGCAATGTCGCCTTCTTCCTCGTCATCAAGCTCGCCGGGAATAATTGTGATCTCAACACTGCCATCATCTAGCGTCACCATGTCGGGATTAACAATCTCTATCTCCAACTCTGGAGCCTCACCTTCCTCGATACCCAAGGGCGCTTGGTACAAACTTTTCTCGATTGCCATAATTTAACCTTTAATAGTAAGCCGCTACCCGTGGGCGCATGATTTCGTCTTGTGCATCTGTATCTAGTCGTATGAACCCACCACTGCGAAATCTCGCAAGTGCCATGGACACGCAGTCAACCATGTCGTCGTGATCTGACGCTGGAAAAGCAGCTACCTGCTCCACAACCTCTTCTGCCCACTTGCGCCCTGCTGGGTACCACACCATACCGGATCTAAATATATCTGATATTGCGTTAATACGTGCAATTTTATCGCCTGTACCCCTATGTGGAGTGAATTCGGAGACGGGGATACCCATTCTGCGCAGTTCTTGAAAGAGCGGTGTGCCACTAGACTTCTTTTCCACGATAAACGAGTCGGGTTGCCACTCTTTATACTCTCTAAGCGCAAGCTCCTTGAGCTCATGGAACTCTACCCTGACATTTATCGAATTAAGCAAGATTATATGGCTTGAGCCATCGGTATATCGCTCGTCATTAAAGACCCCCCACGTCAAAAGTGCAGTGAAGTCAGCTCTGGTGTTCTTTTCAGCAGCGGCATCGAGCGTCATAATGACATACTCACAGCTCGGTGGGTCATCCGCGTCCCAACGCTTCCACCATTCCCGCTTAACAAGTGCACCTTCTTCTGCAGTAGGGGATTGTTGGAACTGCGCGTTCCATTGGAACAACGGCATAGACGCTTTTGTGCGGTGCAGTGCCTCTAAATCGTAGAAGTCAGGCCATAAAGCCTTCTCATTGTCGGTATTTTCATTAAATATGGCTGGAAACTCGAACATTTCGTACTGATCTGAGTTCGTAATGCGCCCCATGTCCTTACCTAAGCGCCCGATCAAGTCATTTGGGTGCCAGCGGGTGTGCACAATAGCAACTTTACCTTGTGGCATCAGACGCGTACGCGCACCGTACGTAAACCACTCGTACACTCGGTCAAAAACCTCGTAGTTACCATTTAGCACGTCCTGTTCTGAGAACGGATCGTCAACAATTAGGAAGTGTGCACCACGACCCGCCAAGGCAGCGCCCACACCACAGGCAAAATACTCACCACCCATGTTGGTGTTCCAGCGTCCCGCTGATTTAGAGTCTGCCGCAAGTGTGACTGTTGGGAAAATTGCCTT